GCGGATACAGTCAGCTATAAATGCCGGTTATATTTGATATTGGATAATGGGAAAATAGTAAAAACCGATTAATAACTGAATAGATATGAGCAAGTCAAAAGAATATATTGAAAGTGAGAGTTTTGTGGTAGTCAATCCCAACTTCCCGGTTATCGCAAAAGAAAATGCTTTTAAAGCCGTTGCAATGGCACAGGAAGAAATGAAACGGAAGGCCATTGAAACTCTGTCCTCTGTTTTGGAGAATTGGATACATGGCGGTGATGCAGACTGTATCATTGCCGAGTTTGAGGAAAAATTAAAATAAGATACAATGAAGACATTGGAAGAAGCAGCAAAGCAAGAGCTTATATCAAGCTATGCAATAGTAATTGAAGGTGAATTAGTCTATCAAAGGCAAGCAATGCTGAATATGTTTAAGAAGGGTGCAGACTGGCAGTCCAAGCAATCTCCGTGGATAAGTGTGAAAGAACGGTTGCCGGAGGAAAACAAAGAATATTTAGTCGTTCTTGACAATAGAGTGGTATACGTAGCTCAATATAATAAGAATAATAAATCTTGGCTCATATATGGAACTGGATATACTTATAATGTTGTCGCTTATATGCCCATCCCGTCTTTCGATGAAATATTAGAAGCCAACAGGGATGTACTTGAACGGATTAAACAGAAAGGAGACTGAGATATGAAATTAAGACAAGCAAAAAAGATAATGAAGAATATCCGTAGAAATGCACGCATGGAGTATTTATACGGATTAGGACGCTCGATGAAGGCAAATGCTATTTGCGTTAGACACTATGGTAGAGTAGACAAATTTACAAAGCTAATCAATCAAATAGGAGATAAAGACCCTCTATTAGCAATTAAATTAATTAGACAATATGGAAATAAAGAACGTAGGACAACTTAGAAAAATAATTGAGAATCTTTCCGATGATTACGAAATAGAAATGCGTATTAGACGCAGATTGACGGATGAAGAATTGAAAAATTGCAGATACCCTTACCCTTACGATACAGAGTATTTAACTCTGGAATTTGACGATATAGGCGTTTCTGACAAAGTATTGTGCTTGGGTGTAACTTCTAATGAATGAACGGTATGGAAATAAAGAATGGAATAATAATTGATGGAGTGCTGCATGAACCATCAGAAGGATTTTGTAATGAATGTTCCTTGTCCCGGGAATGCTGTAATATTTTAGATGATACCTATTGTGCCATACTAGATTTGGGAATAGGTCAGTGTTTTATCAGTCGTGGCAAAGTAACGGATATTAAAACAAAGGAGGAATGATGAAAGCAAAGTATTTTAAAAAGATAAGAAGCCAAGTGAAGTGGTATAAGGTATCATACAGAGATAATTTGTTTTTTGATTTTAGAGATGAAAAAGAGATATTGGCTAAATCTCCTGAAAATGCTTGTGTCAGATATCATAAACGTACTGGATGTTTTGTTAACAAATATAATCCTAACCATATCACACAACATAGCGAATGTCTTTCAAGGTTCAAAGTATGTATAGGTAAGAAAGTAATGTATTTCGATTAAATATGAAAGCAAGAATAAAAAGAAAAATACAAAAACGACCATTTTTATATAATGTAGGACAAGTTTTTAAGGCTTGTGATTGGATTATTACCATCCAGCGTGGAAATATGGTTTGGCGTAGGTATCGTTCATTTGGTACTATTATTAAATCAGAATATTAAATATGAAAGCAAGAGTAAAATCAACAGGGGTTTTGGTGGATGTAATTCCGAAAACAAATACCAATGCGTTACATAGTGGAGATAACATATATGTATGTGATAATATGGTATTCAGAGAGTGTGAACTTGACTTTTTAAATCTTGGAAATTCAGCTATCGACTGGGAACAGCGTAGATACGAATTGGCGAAAGCTGCGATGCAAGGGATTTTAAGTGATAAAACGATAGTTGATTACGCTAGTTCGGAAACAGATTACAAGAAAGGAGAGAAACATACAATACCTATAAGCATTGCTCGGTTTGTAATTGCTTGTGCTGATGCTTTAATTAATGAATTAAAATGATAAAAGTATTAAGAAATAAAACTCCTATCGCTCGCAAAGAGCATAGATGTGAATTTTGCGGTGAAGTAATACACATTGGAGAAAAATATAACAGACAGACCAATGTTTGTGATGATCGTGTTTATGATTGGGTTAGTCACTGTGATTGCTCCCAATTAGCCTATGAACTTAACATGTTTGATGATTGTGATGAAGGTCTTGACGGTGATGGGTTTATTGACAACTTGAATCAGTATGTTTATGACAATCATTATGATGATAAAATATTGGCATTACCACGCTATGAACTTGTAAAGAAGGTATTGTCCGAATTAATACATTAGTGTTATGGATGATGTAAAATTATCATTAAGACAGATAGAAAAAATGGAACACGCTATAGGGTTTGAGCGTGGTAAAATAAAAAGAAATAGATATAAGGTTTATCGTAACTGGTATATTGTTAATCATCCTGATGATGATTGGGAAGAGTTGGTGTTTATTGGTTACGCTAATAGAAGATTGTTAGATATAGAAAAACAAATTGTGTACCATGTTTCCGAACTTGGAATGAAATATCTAGGTGTGTTATTAGGATGTATAATAACGGAGGAGGAATAAACAAGGGCGTAAACTTATTGGATAATTATTATGAGTAAATATAGATACAGAGAAGTAAAGAACTATATCCACAACGAATTAAAGTTGACTAAAGAGGATATAAGGGAGATAATGATTCCTATCATTAGAGAGGAGGTTAAACGAGTTTTCCATAATACTTATGGAAATGATGTTTCTCTGGACAACTGGATTCGATGTATGGTTTCCGATGAAATAAAACGTCAAGGAGGCTATAACATGTTATGGACTTTATGTAAGGAGGCAATAAAAACCGAGCTAACTGACAAATATTCAATTGAGGTAAATCTTAAAGAGAAATAAATTATGAAAGCAACAATAAAAGCAACTGGAGAAATTGTAGAGATTAAGGATTTATATGATGATGGTACTGCATTGGTGGGAAACATGTATATCAAGGTGTCAGAACTTAATTTCTTTAGTGAAAACATTGATTGGGAACAACGTAGGTACGAATTGGCAAAAGACATTATTAAAATTGTTATAGCAAACGATAATGGTATTAATTCTGAGGCAGTCGCTAAATATTCGCTTAATTGCGCTGATGCCCTAATTAAAAGGCTAAAGGAGGAGAATCATGGATAGCGTACAGACACAAACTCTTTCCATTAGAGGGATTGGAGATGGTGAGGCATATATTTGCTTTTTAGATGGTAAATTATGTATTTCTGTTGTCATAGAAGGGAAACAGTCCGATTTTCACTTTGATCCTGTTACGTTAAAGATGTTTGCACATGCTTATAAATTGCATTGTGAAGAGTGTAAAGAGTGTAAAGGAGAATAACCATGACCGAAGAATTTGTAACATTAGAAACAGCGAAGCTGCTGAAAGAGAAAGGATTTAATGAGTATTGCAAAGATATTATTAAAGAAGACAATAATCGGATAATGCAATCTGTGTTCCGAACAAATAAGAATTTGCCAAAATTGTGTTATAGTCGTCCCACTCAATCCGTTGCACAAAAGTGGCTGCGTGAAACCAAGAACCTGCATATCGAAATATCCTATATGTATGAAAACTATTGGACGTATGATATACTGACAATTCCGAGGCATGACTTGATAGGATTGTCTGACAGGCCTATTATCCGTTATAATACCTACGAGGAAGCACTTGAAGCAGGATTACAGGAAGCATTAAAACTTATATGTTATGGAAAATATTAATTTGAACGAACTACGGAATATAGCTTACAAAACAGCTTGCGAGAACGGTTTCCATGATAAAGATCTGAGTAATGCACACATCCTTTGCCTTGTCATTTCCGAGCTTATGGAAGCTGTGGAAGCGGACCGAAAAGGTAGATTAGGAAAAAATTGTAAACGTCGTTTTGAAATGGAATACAATCGTTATCCTGCATTAGTGGAAGAAGAAAAGCGATTTAAGTGCTCCTTTGAAAAGCATATAAAAGATTCACTTCCTGATGAATTGAGTGATGCGGTTATACGCCTGCTTGACCTTGCAGGACTTCGAGGGATAAGCCTTGAACTTGCCAACGGAGATATTGATGACTGTATTGAAGATATGGCAGAAGCCTATAAAGACGAAACTTTCACCGAATCAATCTATTCCATCTCTACACTTCCTGTTAGATATGACGGAATATTTGATTTTTCTATTACTGTGAATGATATGATACTGTCAATTTTTGGACTTGCCAAGCATCTTGGAATAGATTTGCTATGGCATATCGAGCAAAAACAAAGATATAACGAATTAAGACCTATGTTGAACGGAAAAAGATATTGATTATGAAACGTGAAATAAAATTCAGAGGGAAAGAATTTGAAACAGGACAGTGGATAGAAGGATCTTTGACAACATATCCAATATACTACCCAACTATTACACTCGTTGAAGATGCTGAACCTATTCCAAAAAAGACAACTTGTGTAGTTCTTCCTTAAAGAGTCTGTCAGTTCAGCGAAATAACCGATAAGAACGGTAATAGCATCTTCGAACATGATCTAATACTGATTCATGAAAGCGAAAGTTCCTGCCAATTTACAGTTGAAGTACTATTTCATAAAGGAATGTTCTGCTACAAGAACAAGGCATGTGGCTTTACCCCATTGTGGTATGTCAGCGATAGATGCGAAGTGATTGGTAATGTGTTTGATAACCCGGAATTGTTGAAAGGAAGTAAGCAATGAAGCACATATTTTACTTATTGGTGGGATTTCTTGCTTTCTATGAAATTATGAAAGCCTTAAACTGTAAGAGAGTATATTCCCGCACATACAAATATAGATATCTTCCCAAGGAAAAGATAAAGGCATATTTAAAAGAGCATCCTATGCTTCTTCTAATGAGTGTTCTGGATATTTTTGGATGGATAACATTAATGGCAGGACTAATGACAAGCCAATGGGTTTGTTTTTTGGCGGTTATGGTTCTATCCCTATCAAGATTTCAAAGCCTTGGCAGTTGGGCTGTATGTATAGACAGCATCATCACTGTGGCTATTTATTTGTTTGCCATTATTAATACTTATCATTTACATATAGAATTATGAACAAGTTAGAACACATATCCACAATTGATTTCTGTTACTGGCGGTTGAAAATTCTCTGTGAACAACTTTCTAAACCCAAATCAAACATAGAGATAATGGTTGACAACGCTTGCGGTTATAATGAAACTGAAGAAATAAGAAAGGAAGGTATAATACTTTTAGAGCAGATTATCGAAAGCAAGAAGGCTATCAGTGCTGATTACTTAGGGGATAGCAAGTTTTTAGATAAATTAAAAAAGGGAAATGGTTGAGCTATACAAAGTAACCATTTCCGATGCATCATCTGTATTATGTTTGCTGTTTTACTCTAAAAGTTAAATCTTTGGTTATGAGTATTTTACGACTAAAATAATTGTGTAAATATTTGGCTAATTCATTGATAATGAGTATCTTTACAATACTTAAAAGAAACCAATATTACTAACAATTAAAAGACAAGAGCAATGAAAGCAACAATCGAATTAACAAAGAAGACAGCTTTAGAAGAAATTATTAATAGCAATGATATTGATACAATAAAGTCTTTGATAGAACGCAAAGAGATGTCGTTAAAAGAAGCAGAAGAAAATGCGGCATTCTACGAAAGTATCTGTAATGAAGACTTTGCAAGTAATGAAAGGCAGAGAGCCAATAGACTTATTCGAGATATAGAAATATTAAAGTTAGCAATTTAATACATAAGAGCAATGAACACATATTACAAGTTTGCGCCAAACGTGTTTTTGGCAAAGTGCGAAGAGATGCACAAAAAAGGTGAAGAAATTCTAGTTACCACCAAGTATGGCAAAGAAAACGAAAGCATCGTTTTCAATCTAATTCTCGAGAAAGATGGTTTTTATTATTACTCCATCGTCCGGGCTGATGGCTTTAACGTTCAAGAATGGGCTAAGCAAAGAGCGGAACGCAGACGTGAATGGGCCGTATCAGCAGTGCAAAAAAGTAATGAGTATTTTCAGAAATCGAATAAACATCGAGATTTTCTTTCTTTAGGCGAGCCCATCAAAGTAGGGCACCATAGTGAACGAGGTCATCGCAAAATGATAGATGATGCCTGGAACAACATGGGTAAAAGCGTTGAGTTCAGTGATAAGGCAAATGAACATGAAAGAGTGGCCCAATATTGGGAGAAACGTGCCAACACGATCAATTTGTCTATGCCGGAAAGCATTGACTTCTACGAACACAAGTTGGAACAAGCGAAAGAATACCATGAAGGTGTAAAGTCTGGCAAATATCCGCGTGAACATGCTTATACTCTTACTTATGCCAAGAAAGCAGTTAATGAAGCACAAAAGAATTACGAACTTGCTAAAAAGTTGTGGGGAGATGAAAACGAAAACCAATAAAGCGATTTCATTACTCCAGTGCGGTGATTTAAAAGCCGCACTAGCAATTTCCTCCACTTTTCGCATTGGATTTACCAAAGAAGAACGCAGAACATTGAAAATTGCGTATGAATGTCTTTCTGGTAATGCCGGGTTCTACCAGCAAATTGGTATTGATACCAATAGCGAAATAGAGAAAAGCAAATCCATCCTTTTATCAAAATATATGTTGAAATCAGCACCATAAGAATATGAATCTAACACAGAAAGAAGCGTTAAGGCAATTACAATCATATTGCAGGGCAAATGGTTTCTCCCTCAATCCATCGAGTTTGCCGAAACATACATACGCTATAATATTGGCGGATGGCGACAACGGAGAAATAACGACACGTTACCCGAACAAGCGTATAAGCGGCTATTACACCCCAAAAGAGTTGTTAATATGGCTTGATGGCTACCACACAGGATTACAAGGGAAATAAGTATTAACCGCGAGTAATCGCACAAAAGGAAAGAAAAATGAAAGAAATAAAAACGTATCATAAACCAGATGGAGCGCACTATTACATAGGTAGCCACGAAGTAGCATTTATTGGTAGCTGCAAAGGGAGTTTTTACATATCGTTTTTTAGCTGCAACGAAAAAGAATGGGCTAATACCTTTCTGGAAGCAGAGCAAATTGTATTGAATAGATTTTAATAACGAATTATCCCGGCGAGGCAACAAGCGGAGCGGCACCACCGTTGAAAAATTTGGTAACACGTTGAAATATAGAAAGTTAAACAAAGTTTAAGCTTGCGATATTTAAGATGTAAAATACTGATATTCAATATATTATTTGTATCTTTACAATATCAAAATAACACCTATTAATAACAAGTAAAAGTCAAGAGCAATGAAAACAGAAGAACTTATCAGATACTACAAAGCAAACATTGAAGCTATTGAAAAAGGATTGAACAACGACTCTCTTTCAGCAGATAAAAAATTCAGATTGGGATATACACAACAGGCGTTGGACGGATATAAGTCTGCTTTACAAGAACTTCTTGGAAATAATAACGACTAATAATAGAAGAGAGCAAATGAGCAAAGTAACAGAACTAACAAAAGAGCTTCAAAGAGTGATGTATTCCACTACATATTCATTTGAGATTGATACCGAAGATTATGTTTTCGGATTCAAAAACACAATAAAGAAGCGTACAAAAAGTTTAGCCAAGGCAAGCAAGCTAAAAGTGAAGTCAACCAATGATTGTGGTCGGTTCTTGTCAGAAACGGTGAGAGTTGTTGCTGTACGCTTCTACAAGAATGGAGAGCTTACCAAAGAATTGAAAGCAGAAAAGATAACAGCAGCGTATAACGGATAAAATATAGAGCAATGAAAACAACTGTAAAAATGTATTTAAAAGACGAACAAGGTAATAAAGACTGGTTTGTTACTCCTATTAACCTATCAGAGCAAGAAGCTCAAAAGTACTATCTCGGTAACATCTTCAATATGGGGTGCGAAACAGATCACATGATGAAATGTTACAAAGTTGAGACAATAAAATCATCAAATTAAATAAATTTATGACTAAAAGTGGCGTTTTTTACGCCATATTTTATATCTTTACACCATAAAAATAAAAAAAAGAGCAATGAAAATTTACACAAGTTATTTCGGAAATAGCCGAAAATTGAAAGAAGCTGGAATTAAAATTATTTGCGTAGCCATTGGTAAGCCTAGATTTATGGTTAACGTTCCTCAAATGTTGAACGTTTGTCCTACCCGCTATATGGTAAGTGGACCTTGTTCTCATGATGAGTATCTTAAGCTTTACGACAGGATTCTTGCGAGTCAAGATGCTAATAAGGTAATCGAACAAATCGAATCATTAAGTGAAGGCAAAGATGTCGCTCTCTGCTGTTACGAAAAACCGGGTGATTTCTGCCATCGGCATATTTTGGCTAAGTGGCTTACTGAAAAGACAGGTATTGAAATCAAAGAGTTTGGAGTTGTTGAGAAGAAAGAACCTAAGTATGAACAAGCAAGTTTGTTTTGAGTATGAGAAGAAATATTAAGTTTAGAGGTAAACACGTTGAAAGCGGAAAATGGATTATCGGTTGGTTATTTCAAGACGATGACGACCACTTTCCAATGATTCATCAAGGAGGTACACTTGACGATTGGGAGCAAGTGAAGGAAGACTCTGTTGGTCAGTTCACAGGCTTGCTTGACAAGAATGGGGAAGAAATATATGAGGGTGACATTGTTGAACGAATAGTTACAGATGGATATGACTATGGGTTTATAGGTGAAGTGAGTTTTGATAACGGAGTTTTTGGTATAAAACATAAAACTTATAAAGGTTACATTGTGTCAGATTTTGTATATTCCTCAGATTGGAATGATGGGCATGAACATGGAGTCGTTTTATATGAATATGAAATAAAAGGAAATATATACGATAACCCAGAATTATTAGCCAACCATCAATAGCGTTTGATGGAATGCTGCCAGATTTGCCAAGCAAGCGGTGGTTTGACAGCATAGGCAAAAGGGAATTTAGCAAAGATGGTCTATGCGTCGGACTGAAAATCCGAAGAACAAGGTTCGAATCCTTGAGTTCCCACAGCCTTGTATCAATGAACGCACCATTTTCTAAAATTTGAGGTTGTTATGGGAGCAACCGATATATAGAAGAAAATAGTAGATTGAGAGAGTATGGTAAAACCCATATAAGTCCAAAGGGTATCAATCAAGGTGGATCTTCACAAAATCATGTGAATGTTGACTGTGGCTACATGGCGGTTCATAATGTTGGCAGCTCGGAAAGACGAGCGTTTGCGGAAATAGCTCATCGGTAGAGCGTTGGTATTCCAGCCAAAGAGTGGGGTTCGACTCCCTGTTTCCGCTCAACCCTTATAGTAGCGATAAGCAAAAGCAAAAACATTAAAGCTTGTGTAGTTTACGGGGTGATGGAAATTGCCATCTGACACGACTGTAAAGAAGCCGAATAGATTGCATAAGTGTTCTTGTGAGTGGCTTATAGATGATTGAATTTTGTGTTAAGTACCTGCCGAGCGTATTTTTGGCAGGCTTAACGCAAAATGTATATGAAGTTATATACACCCTAAAGATATGTTTACAGGAACGACACCACCGGAAGTTAAACTGCTCCTTCAGGATTTGATGAAAGGAGTAAAAGGCAAAGATGTTTTTATCGGATGTTCAGGAAACTACACCACCGATAAAATCATGTCAGCTATGGGATACACAGTACATTCTAATGATGTAAGTTTATATTCCAAACTAATTTCTGATCTATTACTTGATACAAATACTGATATTGAAGTTGTGAATCCTGAATTACGTATGGTTTTTGACACATGGGATGACACTAAATACAAAAAACTTATTCAAGTAATGTTTGCAATGAGAGTATCAAACTTTCACCAAAGGAAAAACGATTACCAAGAAGAAATGTTTAACGCTTTTATTGAGCAATCAAAAGTTTATTATCATAATACTATATCTAAGATTGAAAAAGGCGCACTTAATTTTAATATTAAAAGTTTCTTCTATGGTGATTTTTTTGACTTCCTAAAAAGTAAAAAAGGTAAAGGTGTTGGTATAAGCTTTCCTCCTACGTATAAAGGAGGGTATGAGAAGATGTTTAGCTATGTCGAAGAAAGCTTTAATTATATGCACGCTACTTATAACGTCTTTGATCCAAAAGAGGGCGGAAGTATATTCAAGACTCTTCTTGAGAATGATGAAAACATCATCTATTCTGATAGATATTTCAAGGAGATAGACAACTTCCTTGTTGGCAAAATAAACTTGGGGCTAGGCAAGAATCCTATATACACTTACTCTAGCGTAAATCAAAACAAGAATTATTACATCGAACGCGATAAAAATGTAAATCCATCATGTATTCACATTTTACCTATAGATTATGAATTTACAGATATTACTACACTATCTGTAAAATTATGTTCAGTTAGTGATGTGAATTATTATAAAGCGTTTTACATGGCAAACAAGGTTAATTATACAACTGGTGGAGATTTAGGTATGGTATTTATGGCTGACGGTAAAGCGTTTGGATTTACTTCTTTCAGCAAACAGTTATCTACACTTGAAAAGATATTTATGCAGAGTGATTTTGTTGTAAACTCAAATACACAGAGGCTTAGTAAATTACTGATTATGCTTACTAAGTCCCACGATGTGAGGATGCTCATTGCAAGAAAAATGGGTCACTATTATGAAGGGATTAAGACAACTGTGTATACATCTTCACCAGTAAGTATGAAATACCGCAGTGTATTCAATCTTGACAGGAGAGATGAAGGCAAACTAATGTATTCTGCTAATTTTTTATATGATTCATTAAAAGATTTATATAAATTATGGTTGAAAAAATACAAGAAGTGAAAGATGTTCATCTTATTCAAGAGAAATTGGGGGATGTAAACAAATTGATTGCTCCGTATAAGTTAGCATATGTAAGCCCCATAGATGATTGCGTTCCATTGGAGAAGAATGCTCACTATATGGAAAAATCCACACTGGATAGACTAACTGCAAATGTGGCTGAAGACGGTTTTTTATCTCAGCTTCCATTCGCGATGAAACGAGATGATGGGAAATATCTTATTTTGTCGGGAAATCATCGTTTAAAAGCTGCTATTAAAGCTAAACTGGAATATATTCTAATCTTGTATATTGAAGAGGTTGATAAAGACAAACAGATTGCCTATGTGCTTAGTCATAATGCTTTAGTAGGAAAAGATGATGCCCAAATGCTTAAGGAAATTTATAGTGAGATGCGCACTATTGAAGCAAGAGAGTTCTCTGGTCTTAACGGTATTCAATTTATTGATACAGATAAGATCCCTACCGTTTCTATTAATGATGGGGATATAGAGCTTACGGAAATGAAGTTCTTGTTTACAGAAAGTAGGAGTAATGATGTCAAAGCTGTTCTATCTGAACTTGAAAAACAGAAAATATCTGCAAATAGTTCGATAGTTGTAGGTTCTTATGAAGAATTTATAAAGGTAGCTACAGAAGTAAAGAAGAAGTTTAATATAAAGAGCAATACTGTTGCTTTTGCTCGTATGGTTGATATCTGCAAAGCTTATTTGCAAGAAATAAAAGACAAGGAGGTGTAATATGGCAGGTAGAGGTAGACCCAAATTAGGAATGTCCCTTTATGATAAATATATAAAAGGTAAAGAGGATATTATTATAGCAGACTGTAGGAATGGAGCTGATAACAAAGGTTTATGTGTACGTCTTGGAATAGGACTTACGACATTTAAAAGTATATTAAAAAAGCATCCTGAAGTTGTAGACTTATTGAGAGAAGGTAAGGAAGAAGCTGACATGAAAGTAGAGAGTGCTCTATATAAAAGAGCCATTGGCTATGATATCGAGGAAACTACAACTGAGGTGAAAATAGGAGAGGATGGATCTGGTCAAACGACTGTGGTGAAAAAAACGAAAAAACATATTGCGGGAGATACAACAGCACAAATATTTTGGTTAAAAAATCGTAGACCAAATGAATGGAAAGATAAACAAGAGGTAAATGCTACTAATGATGATTGGGTAGATGCTTTAAAATTATTAACCAATTCATATAAGAATGGGAACAAATGATGAAAGAAAGAAACTCATAAGTGAAATTATAGCGTATTGGTCGAAGGATTGGAATAAATTTGTCCGTGATGCCTTATGTGCAAGATTAGACCATGATCAGCAATCTATTATTGAGTCTGTTCAATATAACCCTATGACTGCTGTCGCAAGTGGAACTTCTCGTGGAAAAGATTTTGTGGCAGCCTGTGCTTCGTTGTGTTTTATGTATCTTACGCCTAGATTTAATGAAAGAGGTATACTTGTTGGAAATACTAAGGTGGCCATGACAGCACCAACAGGGAGACAGGTAAAAAATATTATGACTCCTGAAATCAGAAGGTTGATTCGTGCGGCAAGGACAAAATTTCCTTTTTGTTGTCCGGGCAGATTGGTTGCTGATGATATAAGAACGGATTATGAAGAATGGTTTTTGACAGGATTTAAAGCGGATGACAATGCAACTGAATCATGGTCTGGATTTCATGCGGCAAATACCATGTTTGTTATCACGGAGGCATCAGGTATATCCGAAATTGTTTATAATGCAATAGAAGGTAACTTGCAGGGAAATTCTCGGATGCTCATAGTATTCAATCCTAATATCACTACCGGTTATGCGGCTCGTTCTATGAAGTCTGAACGTTTTGCAAAATTCAGACTTAGCTCTCTAAATGCAGAAAATGTAGTAAAGAAGCAAATTGTAATACCCGGTCAAGTGGATTATGAATGGGTTAAGGACAAAGTGATAAATTGGTGTTCACCTATCCAGCAAGCGGACTTCAACGAAGGTGAAGGCGATTTCAATTGGGAAGGTAAGCTATACCGACCTAACGATTTGTTTCGCGTCAAGGTACTTGGTATGTTTCCTAAAGTGTCGGAAGATGTTCTCATCCCTTATGAATGGATAGAAATAGCAAACAGGAATTGGCAGGAGTTACAGGAAAATGGTTTTATCCCAGCCAAATCTTGTAAGTTAGGTGTTGACGTTGCCGGTATGGGACGCGATAACAGTGTGCTTTGTCCGCGATACGGTAACTACGTTTCTCAATTTGAAGTTCATCAATCTGCCGGGCGTGCGGATCACATGCATGTGGTAGGTATGATGATTCCCTATCTAAAGAAGAAAGGAGCAAAAGCATTTATTGATACTATTGGAGAGGGAGCAGGTGTCTATTCTCGTTTGTTAGAAGAAAAATTTACAAACGCTTTTTCATGCAAATATTCGGAAGGGGCAGATGGCTTACACGATATTACTGGCGAATATGAATTTGCAAATATGAGAGCATACCTATATTGGGCTTTACGTGACTGGCTTAATCCTAAAAATGGTTTTGGTGCCGCTCTCCCACCCTGCGATCAGTTAATGGAGGAGGCTACCGAAACCAAGTGGAAGTTCCTTAGTAATGGAAAGATTATCATTGAGCCTAAAGAAGATATCAAAAAACGTATTAAACGTTCTCCTGACTATATGGATGCATTAGCGAATACGTTTTATCCTAGAGATTATAGCTTTATTAGTGATGAAGAGTTGCTTAAAGACTTTTTGTAGTTGTGTTTTTTTAGTACCTTTGTAACCGAAAACACTCCTTGTTTGTGTTTTCATTGCTCTTATGTGCGCTGGCTTGTGAAAGTCGGCGCATTTCTATTGTACGGTGAGTGTTTTCTTATTGTGCACCTACCTTAGAGGCGTGCAGAGAAAGACGGAACAAATGGCTGCAAAGTCATTGATACAAGTTATGGTAAGTGATTTGGAAGAGAGAGTATCGCATACCCTCTCTTTGTTTCTGGTATTATTTTCCAACAAGTAATAGTAACAGCCAAAAAATACCTAATACTATGGCAATAAATTCGTATGGATCTTCTCTTAAATAATTAAGAAAAAATTTAATTTCTTGTATTATTTTTTGCATGTATAATATTTTACAAAGCCATTTCGTGTTCAAGTTCTTTAGATATGGCTCTATTGATAAACTCATTAATTGTTGTTCCAGTGCTGGAAGCAAAAGCGGCTACACGGGAATGTAAGTCTGGTGACATACGTAGATTTAACTTCCCACTATAAGGCTTTTCAGGCTGTATATTTCTTTCTTTACAGTTTTCAAGATAAAAGTCTATAGATTCCTCAAAGTCTTTACGGACCTCATCTACAGACTTTCCTTCATAAAGGATTGACGCTTTTCTCATCCCTTGCACTTTGCCAAACAGACAATTGTCTTCCGGACTGTATTCTACAGAACCGGAATATCCTTTGTATTTTAAAAGTCCCATACTACTTTGTTTTAGATTGTTTATATTTCTCAATCAAATTGTTTTTCTTTATATGCTCAATTATTCCTTTTATCACGTATGATTTCAAAATGCTTCCGGGATGTGGCTTATGTAAAATGAAAGGAGCTTCTTCGTCTGGTCCTATAAACTCAACACGGGAACCTGATGTAGCACCTTTGTTGCTTTCCTTGTATCCAAAAATCCCGAATAAGCGTTTTGCTTCATCATAGGTAAAATCCTTTGGGCATGACAAAATACGTTCTATTAGTTTTTCCTTTGTACCCATAATCGTTTGTTTATGCAAAGGTACTAAAAATAGTACCAAATACAAACAGATAATATAAAATATTGTATTTAAGGTAAGTTTTTCTGTTGAATATGACATTTTTACAGCCACTTTTATTATATTTGCATCATAGCATTTGATGCTAACGTGCTCCTTCACGTTACCGGGTAGTACGTATTGTGCTATCCGGTTCCTTTTTGGAGCAGTATCATGTGTAACTAATCACCGTATGAAGGAGTACGGAACTACATTATGAACACAATTAAAATTTTTGAGAATGAGCAATTCGGAAAGGTAAGAATTGCGATGGGTGAAAATAACGAACCTTTCTTTTGCTTGGCAGATGTATGCCAGATTTTGGATTTGATTCCCAGTAAGGTAGCGCAAAGATTAGATAAGGATGTACTTTCAAAGTATCCCCTTGAAACAGCCGGTGGAATCCAACATGCAAATTTTGTTGATGAGGATGGTTTGTATGATACAATATTGGATAGTCGTAAGCCTGAAGCTAAAAAGTTCCGCAAATGGGTAACAAGCGAAGTGTTGCCATGTATCCGTAAGACAGGTGGCTACATCGCTACCAAAATGGACGACACTCCAGAAGAAATCATGGCACGTGCGCTTATTGTGGCACAAGAAACACTGAAACGAAAAGAGCTGCGTCTTATAGAGGCTGAGCAGAAGATCCAAAAAGATGCTCCTAAAGTCCTTTTTGCCGATGCTGTATGTACCTCTCAACGTTCGTGCCTTATTGCTGAATTGGCAAAAATTCTCCAACAGAACGGAGTGAATATCGGTCAGAACCGTTTGTTCGGTTGGATGCGAGAGAACGGTTATCTTTGCCAAAAAGGTGATTATTATAATCAGCCAACGCAGAAATCTATGAAATTGGGACTTTTTGAGTTGAAGAAAACATCAATTACCAAGCCGGATGGTTCGGTATTGGTAACAACCACTACCAAAGTAACCGGCAAAGGACAAATATATTTCGTGAATAAATTCCTATCTAAATAATCAATATAAAAAAAGGTGTCAAGTGACACTTTACTATATTTATGGACGAAATAACAGCTATATTAGACATTACGCGCCCGGTTGATAATATCATCAACGACTTAAAAGGAAAGTCAGTCTATGTCCCCTCATGGGATAATCTTATTAAAGACTATGAACCAACATTGCATTCGATAGTAAATGATAACATTGGTCGAAAAGATAAGGTAAAATCTGATGGTACGGTAGAAAAAGCTTCCCGTATTTATATCGGTCTTGAAAAACTCCTTACAAAACGGATGACAGAGTTTATGTTTTCCATTCCAGTAAAACGTGTCTATCATAATATTGAGAACAATGAAACTCGCCAACAAATAGCGAAAGCAATTGAGAATATATACAAGTATGCTCGTATAGACAGTGAGAATATTAAACGTGGCAACGCCTATTTTGCGTCATGCGAGGTATTTACCATTTGGTATACGGTTGAAAATCCCAATTCTCTATATGGTTTTCAAAGTAAATTTAAGCTGAAATGCAAGACCTATTCCCCGATGGAGGGCGTCGGGCTGTATCCGTTGTTTGACGAGTTGGGAGATATGGTTGCTATGTCTTTTGAATACAAGAAGAAAGTCAAGGACGAAGAAATTGCTTTTTTTGAAACATATACTTCTAAGATCCATTACAAGTGGAAGCAGCAAGGATCTGGGTGGGAACAAATCAAAGCGGAACCAATAGCTATATTGAAGATCCCCGGTGTTTATGTTCATCGCCCAGTTCCTATTTATCATGGTTTGTCTTATTTGCGTAATGAGATAGAATATACCCTTTCTCGTAATAGTGATGTTATCGCCTACAACAGTGCTCCTATCCTTAAAATTGCAGGGGCTACACAAGGAAAAGAAGATAAGGGGGAAAGCCGTAGGATATTCCGTGTTGAAAATGGAGGTGATGTGTCTTATGTTTCATGGTCTCAGGCTATCGAAGCACTAAAGTACCATGTAAGTACTCTGATTAGTCTATTCTGGTCGCAATCACAAATTCCGGATATATCATTCGAGAACATGAAAGCATTAGGAAATATCGGGTTTGATGCTAGACAGACCTTGCTGACTGATGCCCATCTGAAAGTAGGTGATGAAAGTGGTGATTGGATAGAATCGTTTGAGCGTGAATGCAGTGTAATCAAGGCTTTCTTGAAAAGCATGAATACTTCATGGGTTAAAGAGATTGACAATGTAGAAGTTGAGCATGTCATTACTCCGTTTATCCAAATGGACGAGGATGCAATGACTGATAGACTTATAAAACAGAATGGTGGCAAGCCAATCAAGAGCCAGTTGCAAACTATTAGAGAAGCTGGTTCTAATAATGCGGAGGCAACTTTGGATCAGATACATAAAGAAGATGCGATGGATTTACAAGCAAAACAATCAAGAATGAACGGTTTATTTGAAAGTGCGGAATAACATGAAAGTACCAATAGATAATATGACCTTTGCCGAAAGCGAATACCTTAGAGGAAATAAAGTATGGAAAGCCCAGACACTTTATAATTTCGCGAAAGCAAAGGAATACCCTGTACGTGATATGCCATTGTGGAATATAGACCTGACTGTTGAACCGTTTGAGTGCAGCCAGCTTCATAGTTTTATCTTTCAATGCAAACGTGTTCGTGATTGTTCTTTAGACTACCCTATTATACTGGATGAAGTAGGACAAATAGCAGATGGATACCATAGATTATGCAAAGCTATTTTAGAAGGTAGAAAAACGATTAAGGCTATCAGGCTGCTGGAAATGCCGGCACCTGATAGAATTGAGGAGGGATAAATATGAAAAGACATTCAAAGATAATTACGGTAGAATATGTAGTACAAGATTGTCCTATCTGTGGCAAAATTATAGTGAAGCATTATTTATATCCGATGGTTGATAAAAGAAAGAACAAATTTGTATATGGCAAAAAAAGTAATAACACAATCTAAGTATCATTGTCGGGATTGCGTGCATAGCTATGACCGGCACGAGAAGAACTTGAAAGGTGAGTTCTTCATGTGCCGTTGTCCGTTTTTCACTTCCAGTCGCTTTCTTAACCGTGACGTATGTGACAAGTTCAATAAGAAATGAGTCAATCTTAAAAACAGAAAAATATTTTTTGTTTTATCCCCGTGATTTTTCTGCCTACTCTAATAAATAGATTAAAAACAAACCAATATGTCAAAACCTAAGATTCCGAATCAAAAGAAGAAATATCAAGAGCTTAACACAAGGCTGAATAAATATGTAGCTTTAGTGGAGCATATATATGATGTTCTGAATTTGGAAGCTGCTAAAACTGTATTACGCACTGATTATTCATCTGATAGTGAAAATCCTTTTAAATGGTCTGATTACCCACAGACTAAAAAACAGATAGAGGATATACAGGCTCAATTTGTTAATTATATTCATACGATTATCTATCGAGGTATTAGTGAAGAATGGAAAAATAGTAATGAAGTGCAAGACTTGATGGCAAATAAAGTTCTAAGGGCTTATAATGCCCAAGTTGATGGGGAAAAATACAAAGTCTTATATCAAGTAAACTCTGATGCTTTGAAAGCGTTCCAAAACCGCAAGGATAAAGGCTTTAATGTCTCTGCCAAACTCTGGCAACAATCCACCATTTATAAACAAGAACTTGAAGCAGCTATATCTTGCGCTATTCAGAAAGGAACAAGTGCTATTACTTTGAGTAAACAAATCTCTAAATATCTGCTTGATTTTCCATCACTGCAAAAAGATTATAAAGACAAGTATGGTAGTGCAGAACATTTAAAGGATTGCGAATACCGTTCTATCCGACTGGCTCGATCTGAAATTAACATGGCTTACCGGACTGCTGAAAATGAGCGTTGGAAACAAATGGATTTCGTTGTGGGGTACGAAATAAAGCTAAGCTCTTCACATCATCACCGTATGCCACATGGGGATATATGCGATAGGTTAGCAGGTAAATATCCTAAAGATTTCGTTTGGACTGGCTGGCATCCGAATGATTTATGCTATAAAATACCTATCCTTAAAACAGAAGAAGAGTTTTGGGAATGGGATGGTAGAAGTGAATCTACGACTGAAAGTGTGAATGAAGTCAAGGATGTACCGAATGCATTTAAACAGTGGATTGGCACAAATTCCCAACGCATAGCAGATGCAAAGAGAAATGGAACTTTGCCATATTTTTTAAAGGATAACCCGTCATATCTTAAATAATAACGACTTATATACAGATACATTCAGTTTCATAACACGGAGTACAAGATTATTTTCGTACTATGTGTTTTATTATAATAGTTTAACAATTAAGGTGAAGTAAAAAGAATCACTTTTCGTATATTTGCATAAAGCATGTGAAGTTACATGCAACCGAACTTGTCGTGAATACATTCATTGCTCTTAATGTATGATTAAGAAGGTTGACGGTCTGCTTGCATGTAATGTTTTGCAGGCCGTTTTTATTAATTAAAACATTGTACAATGGATAGAAAACAACAGGTTTTGTTGAAATTGAAACCGAAAGTGAAGGCGTTCGGGTTCAATAAAAAAGAGGTGATGGGTATCGCTGCTAGAATTGCCGATAACCTAACCTCCACAGATGATGCCTCCGATGAGGATGTAAACGCAGAAATTGAAGCAGCTATTGATGCGGTTCTCCCCTACCTGCAAGTCAGCCAGTCTTTTGCAAATCGAGTAATCGAAGAAAACCGCAAAAAGAATGACGATGACGAAACCGATGACGGCGATGATACATCATCGAACACTTCAAACAATCGTCAGACGGGTTCAAACAAAAATGATCCTCAACAGAATAAAAGTAATGATGATGCTCCAGCATGGGCAAAGGGATTGCTTGACAAGGTTGATACACTTACCAATGAAATTTCGGTGTTGAAAGGTGAAAAAGTCACTACATCAAGAAAATCCAAGCTCAACGAGTTGCTCAAAGATTCGGGTTCTTTCGGCAGTCGCATCCTGAAAAGTTTCGACCGCATGAAATTTGAAACCGAAGAGGAGTTTGACGAGTTTTATTCGGAAGTTGAGGAAGACCTGAAGAATTACAACCAAGAATGTGCAGATGCAGGTTTGTCTACATTGGCTAATCCGCCTGCCGCAAGTGGTAAAAGTTCGGGAAAACAAGATGAAGTGATTAGTGACGCTGAAATCAAAGCGTTGGCTGACACATTCTAAACATTAACAAAAAACTAAGTATTAAAAATGGGTGCAACAGCAAATTTAGCAAGTGAATTGCAGGTGATTACTTCTGGTCTTGATTCGGTTGTAATCAGACGATACGGTGCTGGTATCATTGGTGGTCGCACGCTTGATGTCAGTGGTTATCCATATGATGTAATTAAGGCTGGTCATGTTATTATCGCATCAGATGATGACGAAACACTATTCAAACCTATGCCGCTAAAAGCATCGAATTATGATCAATATGATACATTGCCCAGTAGCCATCATTATGTAGGTGTATTGGTAAGAAGCGTTACAAAGGATGCTCCTTTAGCAGCAATCATGTACAATGGTGAAGTGAATGATAAAGCAAGTCCGTATTCAGTGGATAATATCAAAACTGCAATGAAGACGGAGTTGCCTGGATTAGTATTCATGCACGATTAAAAGAGGAGGTAAAAAATGGTACAATCACAATTTGTGGAGTACATCAGAAAAATCTTTCCGAGACTCCAGAATGTAGTAGATACAGTGAACGGCAAGCGGAACGGTGACAACAAACGCACCTATTTGCATAAATCTATGTTGAGAAAGGTTTATTCGGCAGACCAGAAATGGTCTAACGCTGCGGTAAACACTACTTATGTAGCAGCCGACATGGTGTCGATGAACTCGCCACTTCCGATTAAAAGCCGCGATGCCATTGCTCACGCTAATGGTTCTCTGCCGAAAATCGGTATGAAAAAAATCATGTTTGAATCGGATATCAATGCCGTTAACATAATGAAAGCGCAAGGTGCGGAATGGACGAACATCGCGAATAAGCTGACTTCCGACCCGATTGCTTGCTCTGTCGGTATTGACGAACAGAATGAAGCGAACTTCCTGACCGGATTGTCTAATGGTATTGTAGCTGTGGAGGATGAAAACAATACCGGTACGGCTTTGCGTATCAATTTCGGCTATCTGCCTGAAAACTGTTTTGGTGTTGAGACGCAGAATGAGCTTACGCTTGATGACATTAAGCGTGTATTGGCTTATGCTGACAATAACGGCGACACAATCATCACTATCTGCATTGCATTGTCAACCTACAACAAGTTGCGTCAGACGCAAGGGGCAAAAGAACTGGTAGCCAATTATCGTGGTCAGACTTTTGACAGTAATACAAAGCTCCCTGTTCCGACAGCATCTTTGTTTGACGAAGCATTTGCGGATGATAACAACGGGGTTGCTTTCCTGAAAATTGACCGTTCAATCATCTCAGAGAAGAACGGCAAAAGGAAACCGTACAAGCCGTGGAACCAGAACAAGTTGATTTTCCTTACCACAGAAGAAGTCGGTGCTTTGGTGTGGGGAACGCTTGCGGAAAAGACAAATCCGGTAGAGGGTGTTGTTTATTCAACCGTTGATGAGTACAAACTCATCAGCCGTTACAGAACAACGGAGCCGTTTACCGAAACTACGAGTGGGCAGGCTCTTGTGCTCTCTGTTATTGAGAACGTGGATCAAATCTACTCTCTTGATATTTCGGAATCTCAGGCGGTAGATACCTCAGCTGAAACTTCTGACAGTACGGATGTGAAAATCACTATTTGGGGAAATACTTACAAGAAGCCGGAGTTTGTCAAGGAATTCAATAAAATAACAGGCAAAAATCTAGCTTCAACTATTGCAGATGACAAGCTGATTGCCGCCGTGAACAGGCTGAATGACTTTGACGAAGCGAAATTGAAATCCGCAGTTGAATCTCATAAATCAGAATAAGCCATGAAGACAATACAGCAAGCTCTCGTAGACGAAATACACTATCCGATTTCTATCGGTTTTGTAGAGAATGTGATGATTAAACGTAATCTCAATGGTGATGATGATTTTGGTTATGATATAGATCATTCTAACGAATACCAGGGAGCTTTAGCTGATTGTCTTTGGTCTTTGGTCCAGGCTATCAATTTCTCTGAAGCAGACAAGTCCTTCGGGGCTTTATCTGATAAAGATAAAGAACGGATACTTTTACGTGTTAACTCCATTTACAAGACTATTGGTGAACCTTTAGTAGAACTGGAGGCAAAACCAACGGTATATGTAGGTGATTGTTTGTTGTAGTATGGCTGTTTTGAGTAGAAATCCACATCGTTTGCAATACCTTGTATCTGCTTCAGGATATGAGGATGAAAACGGAGATTACCATTCAGGTGAAGAACATTGGGAAGGTGAAATTCCCTGTGATGCTGTTCCTGCCGGTGAATCGGATGAAAGGGAATTTGAAGATGGCATAATACGTAAATACTCTTATGAGGTTTGTAATATACCAGCAAACTGCCGTGCTTTTACAATAGGAGATAGAGTCAAGATAAGTCTGCTCGGAGGAATAGAAAGAGAATTTGAAGTGAAAGGTTTTCATCGTTACCAGCTTCAGTGCAAAATTTGGGTTTAGGATATGGGTATAAGAATGGCTACCAAACTTGATGAAATTCATAATACACTTATGAGGGAGGCACAACGGGTTGAAAGGCTAACAATACGCGCTTTGTCGTATCTTGGAGAACAATGTGTTATCAGGGTACGTGATAGAGGTGGTGATAAAAGTTGGTATGATCAGTCTGGTAATTTGCGTAGCTCAGTTGGCTATGTAATAGCCCATAATGGCAGTATTATCCAATACTCAGACTTTAATCAGGTGAAGCAGGGTTCACAAGGTGTAAAAGTCGGCAAAGACTTAGCAGAAGAACTGGCTAGAAGATATTCCAATGACTATGCTCTTGTTATTGTTGCCGGAATGAATTATGCTGAATATGTGGAAGCGATGGATAACAAGGATGTGCTTGCGTCAACGGAGCTATGGGCAATAGACCAAGTACCCAAGATGCTTGAAAAATTAAAGATACAGATTGCTAAATGATGAAATCGGACATTGAAATATCAAAATTTGTATATCACAAGATTAAAGGATCAATCCTTGAAAGAAGTGTAACCGGGAAATTGAGTGATAGGGGTAGACCAGATAAATCGGACAAGGAGGATATTGTCATATCTGTACTTGCCAATGAGGGATGCGGTCAGATCCAGCGAGCTTATGTGAATGTCAATGTTTATGTTAGGGACCAATGGAATTCTAGAACAAAAGCATGGGAAAAGCATACACTCCGTATAGGGGAATTGTGTGACTTGTGTAAGTTTCTCTTTTATATACGTAAAGAAGAGTTTCATACAGTTCCTAAAGAATGTAGTCAAAAAGTCATGTCTACCGGTGTTTCTTTTGAGGATGGACACACGGAACATTTCATCAACAACAAGCTGTATATTGAGATAAATAACGAATAAGTATTAACTATATTAAGCAATATAGAACTATGGCAGTAATCGGATGGGGTAAGCCCCGTATTTTTATTAAAGACCTTGATGCAGTATCACCTGCATGGGAAGAATTGCCTACTCCGGTAGAGGATTCCACACAGTTGACAACGACAAAAGGTGACAAGAAAGAAGCAAAGATTGAAGGAGGAGAGAACGAGGATGTAAAGTATGGAAAAAACACCTATGATCTTACTTTCAATATTCGTGCTGCAAAAGGGCGTAAGCGTCCTATAAGTGATAGTGATGGAGTGGTAGCACATAATTATGCTGTTGCTTTACAGCCTGAAGATCCTGATGTTCAGGGATTCTGTATGGAAAAAACTACCGTTTCTGTTGAGGATTCATTTACAGCGGCAGATGGTGGTATTTGGGCGTATACCTTTGATGCTTTGAAGCCGGGTTCGGACAAAAAACAGATTCAATGGGGTAAGATTATAACAACGCCTACTTCTGGTAAGCCGACTAAGGTTGAATGTGACCCAGAAGATGAATCTGGAGATGGAGATAAATTTGAAGTTGCTCCTAATCCTAGTGTAGGTGGATAGTTTTTCAGGATGATAGCCTGCCGTGGGGGCTTTATACCCACGTGTATTGCGGAAATGGTGTAATGGATGCACGTATGTCTACCAGGCATTAGGTTACAGTTTGGATCTGTGTTTCCGCTCGATTTTGAAAATTTGGTTTGTTATTCATATGTCTTTTCATGCCGGTTGTCTGTGAAGATATCCGGCATTAATTAAAAAAACAAGAACCGTTATGTTAGAAGATGGGAAACTTATAGACATGGACATTGCGGATACTATAATTGAACGTCCACATGGTTTTAAAGTAAATCAACGTCAGTTTTATCTATATCCGGTTACTCTTGGAAAAACATACCTAATATCAAGGCTTGTGGAGTGTCTTGGCATAAATCTGGAAATTATCAAGGCTAATCCGTATATGGAAGCGTTGAGAATATGTCAGGAAAAAAAAGAAAGCGTGTGCCGTATTTTGTCCTATCATACCATCAATAAGAAAGAAGAATTGTTTGATTATGATTTTGTACAAGAAAGATGTAATTTCTTCTATAAAGAAATAGATAATGACAGTATGGCACAACTATTGGTTATGGTATTGTCAGAAAGAGACATATCAGCATATATAAAACACCTTGGAATAGATAAGGAAAAAGAATGGCAAGCAAAAGCCATGAGAGCCAAGAAGGATAATAATTCTCTTACATTTGGCGGCAAAAGCATATATGGCACATTGATAGATACAGCTTGTCAACGATACGGATGGACTTTTGAATATGTTGTTTGGGGTATTAGCTATGCCAATTTACAATTGCTCCTTGCCGATTCCGTAACGTCCATATATTTGTCTGACGAGGAACGTAAGCGAGTTAACATACCTCAAGACCGTGATATCATCAATGCCGATGACCCTGCAAATATGGCAAAAATCAAAGCCATGAAATGGGATTAAATACGACAAATAGAACAGTGCGATAAATAAAAGGCAAAAAAATCACGAGGGTTATACAAAAACTCTCGCGATTTATCGGTGAAATAGGATAATCAGAAAATGACTATTCTACTATTACTACGGTATTGTTTGCTACTGATGCATCAAACTCATAACCGATTTTCATCTCAGCCTTGGAACCACAAGGCAGAGGGATACAGGTGCAGCAGAATATTACAACAGATAAAGGAGTCCTGTTTTTTCCTGTTATATATACTTCAGATGATGAGAAGTTCACATTATCACCAGATGGCAAAGTTAAATAGCGCATCCTGATTCCTAATCTTCCCTTGGTTCCAAACCATGCAGATCTTTTCGCCTCATACACTACCCCCTTGGCTATAGTTCCGGCCGGTATGGCTACAACCTTGTCTATGATAACATCTCTGGAAACTTTAAAATCAATATTCTGCCCCTCATGTGCTTTGGAGGCTCTGACATTACTTATGGATTCCAAAGGAACAATTGTACCAGCTTTAATGATAACTTCTTTTTTTTCTTGAGCAAAAGCTGTTATTGAATAAAGAAATACGGTCAGTAAAAATAAAACTTTCTTCTTCATAATGTAAATACTAATGTTAATTTTAATGTTCACAACTTTTTATTGCCATTTTAAGTGCTTCTTCAAGTCTGTCTGCATATTTGAATATATCATCCATGTTGTCAATCTGAATCCATTCACAACTCTTATATTGGTCTGCCGGTATTCCTATTTGCTTTTTTCTTGCTCCGATAGAAACACGGCATATCCAGAACCATTGGCTGTTATCGATATTTACAACGAAGTAACTTTTATAGTCTTTATAGGTTATGCGTGACACATCCACGCTTTTTCTTAAAATGCTTCTTACGATGTTGTAGGCATCTAATTCCTCTTGTGTTGTTACGACACCGGATTCTTTATCCATGTATACAACTCCGTCCGGGAGTTTCTCTTCTGTATCTTCTGTGGAAGTATTTATGGATGTATTGTCTATCGTTTGGAGTGAGTCAGATGTTTGCTCGCTGTTTTTTATAGCTGTATTTAGTCTATCTGAAATAATATCATTAATAACAGATGTGATGGATTTCTTTACGAGTGGTGTAAACATATCTATCACCTTCGATGTGATTTGACCTGAAGTATAGGCTTGACGTGCGAAGAATCGAACAAATTCTGCTGTAGGTGATGCAAATTCGTTATTCAATATTGATTTTATTTCTGTCGTGTATTTCAATTCGTTTGCCGTACTTAGAACATCCTCTTCATTGTAATATGACTTATGGAATTTCTTTAGTTGCTCTATATCCGCATCTGATAAGTCAAGCATGTTCACGATAAGAAAAGGTTTCTCATCCATAATATTGATTTTCTCCAAGTCGGTGTAAAATCTATATTCTATCCCATTGGTAAGCACGCCAAAACGGGCTTTTGACGCTACAAAATATTTTTGTAGTTGGGTGTCATGCAGGTTTAGGTCTTGCTTGCAGTGTTTGCATTCTATAAGAAGTATAGGATTTTCATCCTTCATTATGGCATAATCGATTTTTTCTCCTTTTTTCTTTATTAAGTCACAATCCATTTCAGGCACGACTTCAAAAGGGTTAAAAACATCGTATCCTAAGGCTGCAATCATTGGCATTATAAATGCGTTTTTTGTAGCTTCTTCTGTAGCTATCTTGTCTTTTTGTTTTTTTATATTATCAGATAGCCGTACAACTTGATCCTTAAAATCCATTGCTCTGCTTTTTACGTTGTAATATTTTACAAATATATATTTATATAATAATATAAACAAAATTAAAGATGGGAAAATAAACCGTTGAATATATTTTGTGTGTTTTGTGACTCTAACTATGTCATTTATTGTTATATTTGCAATGCCGTGTGATGTTGCACGGAACTATTTCTATCGAAAAGACCTATGGCTGGAATACATTTTGACATTACAGGTGATAATTCTAATTTCTTACGTAGACTTCGTGAAGTAGAGAATGGTGTAAAAAACACGTCCAAGCAAATAGAGCAAAGCGGTTTAGGTATTGAAGAACTGTTTAACCGTATGACTAGAGCTGCCGCAGCATTCGGAGCTGGTTTTACTGCAAAAGAATTAATTTCAAATATTGCACAAGTCCGAGGAGAATTCCAACAATTGGAAGTTGCATTTAAGACAATGCTTGGCAGTGAGGATAAGGCTAATGCCCTCATGCAGCAATTGGTAAAAACGGCTGCTACCACTCCTTTTGACCTTCAAGGCGTAGCAAATGGAGCTAAACAACTTCTTGCTTATGGAGAAAATGTTGAAAACGTAAATGACGACTTGATACGTCTTGGAAACATAGCCGCCGGCCTTTCTCAGCCACTTGGTGATATTGTGTATTTGTATGGTACTACCATGACGCAAGGACGGTTATATACCGCAGATTTAAATCAGTTTACAGGTCGTGGTATTCCTATGATTCGCGAATTGGCAAAAGTATTCGGAGTAGCAGAAGGAGAAGTAAAAAGTTTAGTTGAAGCAGGGAAAGTGGGATTCCCGGAAGTCCAGAAAGTCATCCAAAACCTTACAAATGAGGGAGGAATGTTCTACAACCTTATGCAAGAACAGTCCAAGACAATCACTGGGCAAATTTCTAATATAGAGGATGCTGTTTCCACCATGTTCAATGAGATAGGGAAAGCCAATGAAGGAATTATAAACGAAGCTCTGTCCGGTGTTTCTTATTTGGTTGAGAATTATGAGAAAGTGGGAAAAGTTCTTGTTGGTCTTGTAGCAACTTATGGCGTATATAAAGTGGCTGTGATGACAGTCACGGCTTTGCAAGCTTTACAAGCTTCAGGTATTGCCGCTCTAACTATTGCCGAACGTGCCCACTACGGATGGCTGGTTTTGCAAACAACGGCACAAAAAGCTTTGAACGCTGTTATGTTTACTAATCCGTATGTGTTATTGGCAACTGCTGTTGTAGGGCTTGGAGCTGCAATGTGGTCGTTATCCGATAATACAACGTCAGCAGAACGTGCTTTAGATTCATATAACAAGAAAATAGAAAAACTCAACACGGACGAGGAAGATCGGAAACGTACTTTGGAAGGTCTTGTTAGCACCATTAATAGCGAGGTGGAAGCCGATGTTACTAAACTCAAAGCTTTAAAAGATATTGAGGAACTATACCCAGCACTCTTTAGGAAATATGTTGATGAGAAAGGTCATATACAGGATTTGATTGGTTTTTGGAAGGCATATAATGAAGAAGTTGTAAAATCCAGAACACAGTCAAAACAGGCTATAGTCGAGTCCTTGGAACAACAGATAAAAAGTGCGGAATGGGCTTATAATTTAGCTAAGAAGGAGAACAACCGTTCCGAAATGAAGGTTCAGTCACAGCGTATCGAAGACCTGAAAAATGAATTGGCAAACGCAAGAAAGGATGTCTTGTCGGAAATCAATGCCCAATTGGAAGTTGAGAACAGACAGGAAACAAAAGAAACTACATATCAGGAAGATTTGGCAAATGCTAAAGCCGAATGGGAAAAAGCGAAAAAAGGGTATGAGTCATTAATCAAAGATCAGACGGCTACATCGAAACAGGTGAAAGAAGCCAAAGATAAGATGGAGGCATCCGAAAAGGCATACAAGGATCTGGGCGGAGTAACTGGAAGCGCACTGACCAGACAGGAAAATCTAGCAAAAAAGCAAAAGGAAAATCAGGAAAAGCTGGACGAACAACTTCTTTCACTTCGCCGTCAGAACCAACAGGATGAAATCAACCTGATGAAAGAAGGCACGGAAAAGAAGTTGGAACAGATTGACTTTGATTATCAAAAACAGCTTGATGCGATAAGAAAACAGGAGGAAGAATGGAGCAAAGCCGGTAATGGCAAGTTGACCGACAAGCAGGCACGGGAAATCTCGGAAGCTTATGCCAATGCCGAAAGCATGAGGGATAAATATATTACTAATGTAACCAAGGAGCAACTTAAAGCCGAACAACAGGCTTTGAACGATTACTTGAAAGAATATGGCACGTTTCAGCAACAGAAATTGGCTATCGCCCAAGAGTATTCGGAAAAAATAAGGAAAGCGCAGGAAGAAAGCGGTGCTAATAGTGCACAAGTAAAGTTGCTGGAGAAACAACGTGATGTTGCCATACAGAACAAGGAAACGGAAGCCATAAAAGCCAATATAGATTGGGTTACTGTGTTTGGTGAGTTTGGTTCCATGTTTTCCGACATGGTAAAGCCTGCCTTGGACGAAGCAAAAAAATATGTACGGACTGACAAGTTCAAGAACTCCGATCAGGCAAGCCAGAAATCATTGATTGACGCCATCAGCCAGATGGAAAAGTCTTTGGGTGGTACAAGTGGAGTCAACTTCAAGAAACTTGGAGAGGATGTAAAAGCCTATCATACAGCCGAACAAAACCGTATCAATGCCATAGAGATTGAAACAGCCGCTTTGGAAAAACTAAAGAAATCACAGGATGATTACGCCAAAGCACAGAAGAGTGGAACAGAAGAAGAAAAGCAGGTTACAGCGAATGCCCTTGATATAGCACGACAGAATGCTGACATTGCATCCGCCAATGTAAAGACACAGACGGATATCGCCAATCAGGCCCAGCGTAATGTGACTGATACCGCCACCAGACTGAAAGCAAGTATGGAAAATTTGTTGGGAGGCTTGCAGCAGATTTCATCCGGAGGGTTGTATAACGCATATAGTGGAATTATCAAAACCGTGAACGGATTCAAGGACGTCATAGGTAAGACATCGGAATCGCTTCAAGAAGTTCCCATTGTCGGATGGATTTTGTCTATTATTGACGTACTCAAAGACGGATTGAGTGATCTTGTCGGTGGTCTGCTTGATGCTGTTCTAAATGCGGTCAGTGGGATTATCAGTGATGTTTTGTCTGGAGACTTGTTTGTTACAATTGGGAATTCATTGAAAAATGGAATAGGTAATATCCTTAATGCGATTTCTTTCGGTGGTTTTAATTCTTTGTTTGGTATTGGCGGTAATAAAAAAGAGGTCGAGGAAGCTATCAACAGATTGACAGACCGTAACGAAACGTTACAAACTGCCATTGAAGACTTGACTGACGAAATGAAGGCAAGCAAGGGAACGCAGTCTGTTGCCGCATACCGGGATGCTTATAAGTATCAAAAAGAAACTATTGATAATTATAAGCGTATAGCGCAGGAACAAGCACGTTATTCTGGTTCTCATCATAGTTGGAATTATTATTGGGGCGGTTTTTCTCAGGAACAGATAGACCGTCTGAGTGGAAAGATTGGTCGTGATTGGAATGGTGATATCTGGAATCTTACCCCAGAAGAAATGAAAATGCTCCGTGAGACAGTAGATATGTGGGAAACCATTCAGAATACCGGCAAAGGTGGATACGGTGATCGTCTGACTGATAAGTTGAATGACTATATTGATCAAGCTGGTACGTTGGAAGAACTGACGAATGAACTTTACGAGGGTTTGACTGGAATGTCATTTGATTCTATGTATGATAGTTTTGTAGACAATCTTATGGATATGAAATACGATGCGAAGGCAGCATCGGAAGATATATCAGAATACTTTATGCGTGCCATGCTTTCCAATAAGATTGGTGAGTTATACAGTGAAAAGTTGGAGGAATGGTGGAAAAAGTTTGGTGCCAGCATGGAGGATAACGAGCTGACCGAAGAGGAAAGGAAAGCCTTGCAAGATGAATATATGAAGTATGTGGATGAAGCCATGAAACTGCGTGATGAGCTTGCTGCCGCAACCGGATATGACAAGATTTCACAGGAAGCAGTTTCCCAGTCTGCAAGCAGCAAAGGTTTCCAAACCATGTCTCAAGATACCGGAGAGGAATTGAATGGACGTTTTACTGCCTTGCAGGTTTCAAATGAGGAAATAAAGAGCCAGATGATAAATGTTGTTGTCGGCATAGGATCTTTGGTTTCTATTTCAACGGAGGGCAATGCTACGTTGGGTAACATCTTGAATCAGCATGTGATTACTAACGGTTATTTGGAAGATATCGTAAAATACACAAAGCCTATCCTTGAATTAGGATCGAAATTAGATAAGATAGTAGATAATACTAAAAATATGTAACATGGAAGGAGAATTTTATATAAATGATAAGGATGCTTATACCACATGGGGAATAAGTATGGATACCTCTTCTTTATCGGCGTTAATGACACCACCGCCGATGAAAGAGTTTATAGAAAACAAGTCACGTCTGGAAAACGGCAAGCGAGTTATAACTTCAGATTCCAAGATTGACGAAAGGAATATTACACTTACATTTAATCTTACGGCTAAAAGCGAAGATCTGTTTTTTGTTAGATATAATTCTTTTTGTGAAGAACTCGCCACTGGGGTATTACATATCAGAAGCAAATATCAGCCAAATGTTGTGTATAAGACTATTTATTTGTCATGTAACCAATTTACACAGTTTATGAGGGGAATCGCTAGTTTTTCCTTGAAATTAGTGGAACCTAATCCTGCGGATAGGACAATATGATTTTTTCTTTGAATATAATTGCTATCATGTGATTTATTTGTATATTTGCTACATAACATTGTATGAAGCTATACAATACTCGTATGGGACTAATAGACATTAAAAACATATCAGGAGATATTCGTTTCTCCACAGACTTCAACGTTGGTTCGATAGGTCGTTATTCATTGGGTAAGGAGGATTACATTACTCTTCCTTTTAACGTCCTAACTCCTATTAATTTTAAGATGGGTGATTATGTGGACTTGTCGGGGATATTAGATGAATCCCTAGGTGGTAAATTCGCAAAGATATATGAAGTTGTAGATTTGCCGACACCTACTTATGACCAGTCTACGGGCGGCTATAATTACGAGTTGCGTCTTGATGCTTACTATTGGAAATGGAAAAATAAGAAATTCAAGTACATGCCGGAGGTGGCAGGCCAGGAAGCGTCTTGGAACCTTACTGCCTCATTGGATATGCAATTAGGTGTGTTCCTCCGAAACTTACAAGCTCTTGGTTACAAATACAGGGGTAATGATTTCGATTTTTCTATAGATTCGTCAGTAGAGGATTCAGCTAAGTTGATGTCTTATGAGAATACCAATCTGCTGGATGCTCTTACTAACATGGCAGAAACGTGGAATTGTGAGTGGTGGGTAGAAGATAATATTATCCGATTTGGACGTTGTGAGAATGGAGATGCTGTTAGGATAGAGCTGGGTGTGGAAGCCCAAGAAATGCCGCGCAGTGAAAGCCAGGGAACCTATGCTACACGTGTGTATGCTTTTGGATCAACAAGAAACATTCCTTCCAACTATCGGCCTGTTGATGAAACAGTAGTGGTAAATGGTATTGTTCAAAAGCGGTTGATGTTACCAGAAGGAACACCGTATATTGATGCTTATCGGTATAAGGATGGTAAAAGGGTATATATTGGTGAAGAAGGTTATGATATAGGTACGGAAATGCCGCAGGAGGAAGCTATTGAAGATATTATATTCCTTGATGAAGTATATCCACGTACTGAATGTGTTGTTGGTACGGTTGGCAGTTATACGTCTACGGTAGAAGATGAAGAAACACAAGAAACAGTAACCCAGACATTTTATTATGTAACCGATACTAGTGGGCTTGTCTTTGATGAAAGTTATATTATTGATGGAGAAGAACTTAGGTTGGTATTCCAGTCTGGTTTACTTAATGGTATGGACTTCGGTGTAACATTTCATAAGGCTGGCACGAGTTTAGGAAGCGTAACACTTGAAAGTGATGTCTATGAAATTGTTGCCAATGATAATTATGGAAGGACATTGCCCAATGAAACATTAAAACCTACTACAGGAGATAAATTCATTCTTTACGGCTGGGATAGTACGAAAATAACGGACCTTGGCCTCGTATCAAATGCCGAGCAAGAATTAAGAGACAAAACGGTGGATTGTGTAAAAAAGATGATGGTCGATGATGGTACATACAATACTACCCTTGCATCATCATGGGTAAAAGAAAACATGATCAGCCGGACATTTGACATTGGCCAAAGAATAGAGCTTGTCAATAAATCTTTCTTTGAGACTAGTCGGATATCTAGAGTTATAGGTCTTGAAATAAAGCTTGATTTACCTTACGATGCTCCTGTATATACAATCGGTGAAAGCACAGCATATTCACGAATTGGAGAACTTGAAAATAAAGTTGACAATCTTACTTATAAAGGTCAGACGTACACTAATGGAGGTGGAAAAGGGGTTTATGTAATCCGTACAAATGATTCGACTGCTCCTAGCAATAGTAATGTGTTCTCTGCTTTACGCTCATTAGCAATGTTCCTCCGCAAAGATATCGCCGACACAGCCAATGAGCTGATCACTTTTTTAAAAGGCGCTGAATTTGGCGAGTTTATCGACTCTCTCATTGCCGGTAAGGGCGCCGGTATCTATCCTGACGGGCGCGGCCAGTTCGAGCGTCTTGAGGTGCGCGGTTCCGCAGTGTTCAAGGAGGTCATCTATAACCGCCTGAATGCACAAGAGGGTGATACGTCTTACTCCGAAAATGGAGTCATTGAATCGGTCACATTAGAAGAGGATGGAACTTATACACTCAAACTCAGGAAGCGTTGGGAAAATGACTTTACCGCATTCCAAGAGGGGGATGTAGTCTACGGTATGGTTAACAAGCTCTTTTCTACTGGTGAACATTACACCTCATGGGTACGTGTGTTGTCGAAGAACATGGCGGTTAACTCCATCTCAGTACTGGTGTATCCGGATTCGGAAGTGCCGGGCGGTCGGAACTATCCTCCTACTGAGCTGATGATTATCACGCGCAGGGGCAACGCCATCAATGAGGACAGGCAAAGCTACTGGTATTTGTCCGCCACTACGGATAAATGTCTTGTCTGGCTGGAAGGTGTCACGAAACCTGTCCTGGAGCAGAACAACTATTACATGGTATTGGGCAGACTCCCCAACCTGGAGTTGTTTGACAACCTCCCCATCAACTACAAGCACTCGTATATTTTCGCACGTGCAGGCATATTTGGCGAATTGTATCGTGTGGACTGGCAGGGGCTTCCGGCGCAGGAACTCGTAGACCGCGGTTTTTGGTCTGCCGATGTTGCATCCTCCGATAATCCCTATACGAATACTCAGGAGCGGGCGGATACTGTCTGGCATTATGGATGCAAATGGAAATGCCTGATAACGGGGACTACCGACGAACCGAAGTATGCGGCGGCAGGTTGGGCTATGCTGGAAGGCAATCCTGAATTTACCATCACCATTGACAGTACGAAAGGATGGTATTTCGACATCGAGACTTTTGCGACTACGCTTTTTATAACAGGCAACTTGTACAACCGTGACGTGACGGAGCATATCCTTGACGCTGATGTGAGCTGGACGCGTGATACCGGGAATGTATCGGAAGATAACGCATGGGCGGTGAAGCGTGCCGGCGCCGGGAAAAATCTTCCTCTGACGACAGATGATCTCGGGCCGAATTATACCAACATGCGGGTGTGTACGTTTAAAGCACAGGCGTTGTTGCGTGACGGGCAGCAGTTTGAAGTGGCGGAGAATTTTGTAACATTTTAAAAATATAAGATTATGGGTAAAGTATTAGTAAAAAAAGTAAGGTTTGTGCAAAAAGAAAGTTCTCCCCAAGAGTGCTGCAACACTTCAGGGAGAACATTCAGTGAAAGAATTTGTACGATTAGATTTTCAGGAAGAGAACCTTACCTCAAATTAAAGTGTGCTACATAGCCACACTTGGGGCATATATTGACGATTACAGGTATATAAGACGCTTTACTAGAGTCTGCCTTTACCTCTTTTTCATCAATGTCATAGCCTAAGATTTGGAACTCTTCAGGAAGAAAGTCAAATTCACTTTCATTCTGGCACATTGGACATCTGAATTTGCCTAACTCGCTTCTCAGTCTATGCTCTGCGAGTTTCATTCTTGTTTCGTTCATATAGTTAATTTTTAAAAGTTACATAACAAAAATAATGATTAATAGGAACAATGGCAACAAAGCAACGAAAAATAGAAATCAACTACCGGCTGTTACAAACCAGTTGTAACATCGAGGTGGTGGGCAGCGTGCCGGACATGCAGGTCTACCAGGCTGACAAGGCTGAATACACTCCGGACTATACGCTGACACCGTTGGTCCTGTTTCCGCGGTGCAACGCCACCGATCCGGAATCGGTGACTAAGATCGGGGCGGTCAACTCCAGGCTGGCCAACATGAAGTGGTACGAGCGCATCGGATCCACACGCACGCTTATCACATCGACAAACACAGGCTACAGCATTACGGAATCCGGCGCCAACAAGGGACAGATCACAATGAGAAAAAATGTCGCCGTCCTAAAACCCGTCACGCTGGAGTTTTACGCGGAATATGCCGACACACGTACCGGACAGCTGTTCACTTTTCAAATGAGCCGGGTGATCCGCACCATTGACGGTACGGATGCCATCCCCGTGTTGACGATAGACAGCCCGTCCACGCTGGACTGGAACCCGGTGCGTGACATCACCGCACAGACCATCACGGCCAAACTGATGGTAGGCGACACGGACGTGACGGCTACGGGCAAGTGCAGGTTCTTCTGGTACCGCCTGTTGCCTACGGGAGCGCTGGAGGCGATAACCACAGGAGCGGGTGACAACGACTGGGAGTTTGTATCACTGAACAAGAATGTATACAAGATTGACCGCAATTATATAGGTGATGACATCACGATTGTCTGCAAGGCCACCTATGCGGCTTCCGGGACTCCGGCATCAACCCCGGGCGCATCGGACCCGGCAGTCCCTACGGTGATACGCCGCAGGATTCCGAAGGTTGAAGCCGACTGGGAGGGCGTACCTACGGGTGTTCCGGACGGGACTTACGCCATCTTCCCCAAACCTGTCATTCGGGATACCGTGGGGGTTATCCCGAATCCATCCGCCATGTTTAACTGTCACTGGTACGTCAAGAAGAGCGGAGATGCCGGATATGCCAGGGTTGCCGGCGGATATTCTCCCAAGATACCTTTCAGCAACGGCATGATGTTAAAGCTGGAGGTGGAGGACAGAGGTCCTTACGTGGTACTGACACAAGGCGGCAAGGTGCTCACACAGGGGGGCAAGGCGGTAGTAGCAAGAAAATTTGGATAACATTAAAAACAATGGAATTATGGCATTTTACATTAAAGTAACGAAGGAGGTTGCAGACCGGTTGCATCTGACCGGTATCCGCAACAAAACAGCGGATGGCAATGTTTTATTGTGGCAGGCGGACGTGGCACGTTTCCCCGGCGACACGGTGTTTGAGAGAGCCAAGGAAGTGGGCGGCATCTGCCTGACCCCGCAGGCGGCGAAAGAAGAGATAGACGGTACGGACCATCCCGTCGAAGTATTCACAC